ATTGGATGCGAGGATCGTGTGGAATCCCACCCCCATGCTCTTGAACGTGGTCAGCAGGTCCCCGCTCGTGATAGAACGCTTGACTCCTCCAGAATTGGACGTGAGCTTCGTACTTTCGACGATGTTCTGCAACGCGTACACCTGTTGGACGACAGTCTCGGCATCCGATCCATCGACGGATTTGTAAACCACGAATGACACGGGAGTGCCAGCATCCACGGGGTCCGTAAGCGTGATGGTGTCGTTGTTGTCACTGGTGTACTCGACGTCCCTGATCAGCATCAAGCCGTTGATGTACACCTGAAGGATGTCGAGGTTGTAGTTGAACTGCGAGATGTTTATCGGGATGACACTTTCGTTCTGCGCGCTCGTGACGTAATAGGATGTATATGACCTGATCAGCGTTGACGTCGAAAGGGTTTCCTTGACATCCTTGAACCATGCGTCGAACGCATCCTGCCACTGGATATACAACGTCGAAGTGTCCACCTGCTCGATAAGCGATGTAACCCAACCGCAATCAGCGGAACCGCGTGTGTCCGTGATGTTCATCTGCTGGATCGTGGTCGCGCCCGCACTGATTAGGATGTTGGCAAGACGGTATTCTTTGATTAGACTTGCACGCGTCACCTCGGGTGGAGCTGGATTGCTTGCTGGAACGCCCTTCTTGATGACGATCGAAGCAGCCCTCACCGCTTCACTGGAATCCACCCTGACCACGATGGAATCGATACGGTTCAACGTGACCTCGGCACTCTCTAGACTGATCGCCATATCCCCATCAAGTAGGAACCATTTGTCAGCGAAGATACCGCGTCCAGCCTTGACGGTGAGGTTCATCCCCTCCGATACATAAACTTGTAGATAATCGGACGGCGTGCCTTTGGGAGTTGCGAAAACCCCGTTGGAGACCAGCAATTCGTAGGGTCTGGTCATTTCCTCTGCTGTGTATAGTCTGTCTTTGTTTATCGAATTGAAGAACCCGCATTTGATCGTACTCATTCTGACACCTCCATATACTCGAACGTCGGGATGACCGAATAGCCGTTGTCGTCGTATGACTCGATGACCTCGGTTATGCGTGCATTCGCCTCGACTCCATAATCGTTCTTGACCTGCACGATGTCGCCTAAATCGTAATCTTTTTGGTACTTATAAGAGTAATTAGGCTCGACCTCACCCTCAAACGCGGTGACGGTCCCATACTCCGCCAGCTTCTCGATGCCCCTGGCTTTCAAGGCTTCGTTGTAATTGATAGTGACGCCTTCATCGGTTTTAGAAGAGACGTCCTTCGCATCCACGAACAACTCGTGTCTATCGAGTCCCGAAGCCGTACCATAGATGTACCGTTTCCTGTCCACCCCTTCGCCTTCACCCGCGATGAGTGCAACATTGCGGATGTTGCTGGAATCGCTAAGATACTTGGACGAGATGATGTTGTCGAATTCCGATGAGAACACAACGTAATCGTTCACGGTTTGACCATATGACCTGTCAACGCCCTTATAGACATTGAAAACGAAGGTCTTGGTGTCTGGGTCGAATGTCACCTTCGAACCGTATCCGTAGGCTTGACATATCTCCCTGACTTTCTCATCCAATGGATCGTAGGTGACCTGTTCATCGATGGTCTCCGTGAATCCGTTGGATACTCCGAGCTTGAAGTTCGACATCTTCCTTTCTGCGATGGCTGGGTTGACAATGTTATCCGTTATCAGCTTACGAATGAAATTTTCCACCGTGCCATTGAAGTTGGTCTGATTCCAAATGATGCGCTGGTTGAGGAACTTCTTACAATCGTATCCCTTGACAATCAGAAAATCTCCGTTCTCTTCATCGGTGTCTATCTCAATGGATTCGATGCGACATATCATCTCATCGTCGTGACGCATGATGTAATAGCCCTTCTGAAAAAGTTCAAGGGTTGTGACGCTTGCCGAAACATACACCTCGCAGTCTCCCAACTCGTAGTATCTCTTGGTCCAGATAACGGACTTGGAGTAGTCCACAACTCCTATCTGGTCGAAGCTCTTATCGAGAATATATAGGTCCATTTATCACACCGCCTCGTATCTCGTGCGATGGGTGAACACCACGAAGAGAGATTCCAATCCTGTGGTGGCCGTATATGTGAACTGATTGTCACCCATCGCCAAAGTCAGCCAGACGGATTGACGAAGAACCTTGTTGATCTGATTGGTCGTCACACCGTCACGGGTCAATGTCACGGACTTCTGTCCACTGTTGGTATTGATCCTGACGACATCGCCCTCCATAATCGTGAGATTCAATCCGAAGGATTCCCTCGTATCGACGTTGTATATCGTCGGATTGACCACATCACCGATTGCCGACATCTCGATTGTAAGCCCGACAACGCTTTCTCCGCCGTTGTGGATATTGACCATGCGATCATCGTCATACGTCGAGAACTCGATGGCTGGATCAGTATCGGTCGGGTCTATGACACCATCCGCACCGAATGCGAACGGGAACTCGAACGCTCCCAACACCTTGGAGATATCATTGACTATCTCATCTATCGAGTTGAAGTACGGGTCTGGGCAGATAACGGATATCTGCATAGTCTGCCCCTGCTGGAACAGGTCGTTCTCGATGGTCTCGACATATCCCTCGATATACACATCACGACTGGTGTTTTTGTAGTACATTTTGCAATAGTGCTTTGTACGGAAATAGCGATACAATTTCAAGCGGTTCTGCTCCACGTCCCCGTTTATCTTGACCGTGATTACGACGTTCCTTTCTTCGAGCTTGGACGATGCGAATTTTGAGCCGTCCATGCCCGCCACCGTCGATGTTCTGATCAGTGCATTCGGAGGATTGAGACCTTCGATTCCTATGATTTGATAGTGCTGCTCATCCTGTGTGAGCTTCAACCGATCCCCGTTCCGATTCTCTATCGTGAATGTGAACATCAATATGCCCCCTTGTAGCTAAGCAGGTTCTTGGTCTGCCTATAAAGCTCGATTCTGCTAGGTTGCTTCGGCGCGTTGATTGTCTGGCTGTAATTGTTGTTTATCGTGGTGGATTGAACTGGTGCCGACGACTCTTTGACCTTCGGAACCGCAAGGGATAAGCCCGCATTAATTTTCCCCACATCTCCCTGTATAGATGACGTGATGGACTTGGTGAATCTATTGGCATCCTTGAGTACATCTTTCGTGCTGGCTAGCAATCCGACTCCGACGCCTTCACCCATCATCTTCCCGATTTCATCCCTCATGAGCTTGGATGGTGAATGGATGCCGAGAAAATCCTTGACACCTTCAACCGCGGAATCAACAGCATTCTTGACCGCATTCTTGACATTCTCGATCATCGAATTGACACCATCAATAAGACCCTGCAACAGATTTTTCCCGATCTCGAACATCTTGTTAGGTATGTCGCCGAATACACCAGTTATCTTATCGACGACATTCTCCTGGAACCACTGCCTGATATTCGAGAAAACACCAGTTATCTTATTCCAGGCATCGGTAAAGAATCCGCCTATCTTATTCGGAATATCGGTAAACACGCTGACAATTCCGTTGAATATGCCAGTGAAGAAACCAACGACGGCATTCCATACCGCCAGAATGGCATTCCATGCACCGCTGAATATCCCGCTGAAGAATGATATGACGGTTGAGAATACCGTCTTGATTCCGTTCCAGATGCCAGTGAAGAATCCGACAACTACGGACCAAACTTTCTTTATACCTTCCCAGGTGGTTGTGAAAGCCTTCACAAGCCAATCGACGACGACCTTGGCAACCGCTTTGATCTTCTCCCACAATCCGATCCAGAACTCACGGAACGCCTCGGACTTGTTCCATAGGGTGACGAATGCGACGACCAACAACCCTATCGCGGTGATGATCAGTCCGATGGGGTTCATGCTCATCACAAGGTTGAGCGCACGTTGTGCGACGGCCATGGCGTTCGTTGCAACCGTACTGGCGACCATGGCGACCTTTTGAGCGACCAGGCTGGCGGTACTCGCAACCGTGGACAACTTCAACTTGCCCATCACATCGACCAGGCCTTTTATGCCATCGACCGCCCCCTTGACAGCCTCCGACACCTTCCAAACCGCGAATGCCCCGCCGACTGCGCCGATGATTGGAACAACGATGTTGAGATGGTCGATGATCCAGGAAAGCGCGGATTTGATAACGGGCACACAATTCTCGATGAACCATGAAAATGCCTCCTTTATCTTCCCGTTGAAATCGGCAGAATCCATTCCGTCGGCACTGGACATGAAGGCGTTGAGAACATCCACCCATCCGCGCTTGATCGTGGTCAACGTCGGCTCGGCTTTCTCCCCGATGCTGGCCATGGCCTCGGAATATTCGATGTTCGCTTTGGCACCGTCTACGAGTGCTTGGTTGTTCTCAACATACCCGTCCTTTATCTCCTTGAGTCCGAGCTTTGATAGGGTGTCCAGAACATAGTTCTGTTTTTCGGCACTCGTAGTACAAGCCTGCAATCCAGCGTCGAAATCCTCCGCGACCAGTCCAGCACGTTCCAACAGTTCCACGAACGGACCAGTTGCGTTACCCGTCGCCAGCGTCTCCTGCAACCCATCCGCAAGACCCTCGAATTTCAAGGTGTCCTTCCATTTGATGGACGCACCTACGAGCTGATCGGTAATCTGGTCCAGCGCGTCACCATCGAATCCAGCCGTCATGAGGTTGTTCAATCCCTCGATCGCGGCTCCCTGGTCCTCGGTGATGCTGGTAACCTCTTTCACATTCTCCTTCGCACGATCGAACGATGCACCCGTAGCATCAGCCGTCTGTTCAAGATAAGCCATCTCACGCCTGAATTCGCGCGATTCGCTTACGATGTTTTTCAGACCCGACACCATCGAGGTTATCCCAGTGGAGACCAGATTCGCCATCGCACCCTTCAAAACGCTGAATCCATCCTTCAAGCTGGTGGTGGACTTGTCCGCGTTCTTCATGGCCTTGCTCATGTCACGCGTTTCCTTCGTGACATCCTTCTCCTCGGATTCGACCTGTGCCAACTGCTGGGTATATTTCCGCTGTTGCTTGGTAGTGTCTCCTATCGCGGCCTTGGCGTCGAGAATCTTATCCTTGAGCTTGCGAATCTGCTCCTCGTTCCGATTCTCCTGGCTCTCGGCACGTGCCAACTCGGCCTCGTACCCAGCCAGGTTCTTTTTCTGGTTGGTCAGTACGGTATCGAGCTGGGCCAGCTTAGCCTTCAGACCCTCGCTGGACGTCTTCCAATCATCCATTCCCGAGGTCGCTGCACGGAATTCCTTATTAGCGGTTGTGATAGCCTTCTTCGTCTCATTGAGTCCCGCCTTGAGGTCGGTGACATCCAACCCCATCGCGATACCGATGTAATTATCCTGTTGTGCCAAAAATATCACCTCCCCTTACGGAATCAATATAAAAAGCATAGAAGTGAAGGATAAAAGGGTTTTTGCGATAATCAAAACCAATCATCGCCAGCCTTGCGCCTGATCCTAGTCGGCTGTGAGTCATTCCCAGTGCGCCTGATGTGGTCGTTCAAACGCTCGATCAGAAGACATACCTCGTGGGTGGTCTCACGCCGTAATTGGAATGGTGATATGTGGAATCTGTCACAAACACCTATCTGCAAATCGAAAAGAGTTTGATATAGGGTAACGTTGGAAACGCTACCCTCATTCAGTTTTTTGACGCAACGTTGAACAGCTCCGAGAACGTGTACTTGACAACGGATATGACGACCTTCGCCACCTCCGCGACACTGGTTCTACGATACTCATCCTCGGTCAACCCGTCGAAAATCTGCATCATCATGGGTTTGAATTCACCGAACGCCTTGATGACGATTTTAAGAACCTCCATCATAGCGGTCTCGTCATTCAAATCCCCAGTCAGCTTATCCACGTCAACGAGTTTCAGGATGTCCTCGCAGGTCCCCATCATCAACATGAAATCCTGGGACACGTAGGTTTTCTCGATTTCCTTCCCGTTATAGATATTGAGCTTGAGTTCCATTTAGTTACCTCCGAATATCGAAATAAGGGTGGGGATTTCTCCCCACGTTTCTGATCAGCTTTTTGCGGTGAGTGTGTCAGGGGTGGTCACGGTGTCGAAGAAGGTTGAAACATCAACCTTGTCAAGTGCGACATCGACATTGAGTGCCTTAGCACCCTTCCCAGTCTTGGTGAATTTGTGGGTCGTCTGGATTCCCGTGAAAACGACTTCCTGACCGTTCGCGTCGGTTCCGTCATTCTCGGTCGCATGAGTGGAATCGGGAATCGAGAACGTTCCCTTGTATCTCCACACGTACACTTCGTCACCATTCGTCTTCTTGGTCTTGTATCCGAGTGCATAGTATTTGACGGTCCTGGGACCCTCGATGTATACCCCAAGGGTCGGATCGTATGTCTGTCCCGTGATATCGGCTAGAACGTCCAGCGGAATCGCGGACACGGTGCAAGTCACCTCATCTGCGGCGGTGGAACTGACTACGATCGCTGGGATGTTGTCGTAATAGTGTGCCTCGTTGGATGCCTCTGTCGTCCTCGAAATCTCCGCAACGCCAGCAAGCGGTTTGACGGTTCCAGTGGTGTATCCACCATCGGTTTCGTTGTCGTCATTGGTGACCTCGGCATAAACGAGACCCTCGACGCCACGATACTCCGTAATCTCTGCCATATTATGACCTCCTCTTTCAATACTCTTCGATGTAAATAATCCTTATTGTTCTTCCAGGATAGTCGGGCCTATCCGATGCGATATCATACGCCTTGCCATCCAAGACGAAACCTGCCTTCTTCGCCAATTCCGCGAACTCATCCATCTTGCTATAAAGCGTCGATGGATCGTTCGTATAGTAGTAGATATCCCAGTACCAATCGCACTTCACGGCCTTGTTGTCGTAAAACATCCCTTCGGGTGTATCGGGATTCCAGAACGTGAAAAAACTGGGTGGATACTCGGAGTCATCCGTGTACGATCCTTGACGGGAGTAAGGCAACCCCAGCTCTTTGAATATCGACTCTAACTTCGTCCACATCTTTCATCCCTCCATTTCCGCCAACATTCTCGTCAATTCGCCCTGGATTCTATCATAGACTTCCTGTACATGATTCTTACTGGACCAATAAAGGAAAAAGTACGCCTTGTTCGGCATCCTCATCGGTGAACCGCTGTCCCCGTATTCCAGGATCAACGCGGGAAAACCGCCCTTTTTCAAATCGAAACCGAATTTGAAATAAAACATATCCGACTTGGAATCGAAAAGGACCGTTCCAGGGTTGAATGATGCGATGGTCTTTCCAGAACGGCGATGCTTGGACATGAAGGACCGCACCTCCGAAACCATCGGCTCGGACCCGACTTTGAACGCTCTCATCATCGGTTCATCGATACTGCCGAATGCCTTTTCCATCGCTTCATAGCGCATCCCAACGATGTCTATAACAGTCTCGGCCAGCTCGGGCATATTCATGACCCGCCGTTTCTTCGTCGCCATTCAAGCCCCGCCTTTCATCCGCTGAACCTTGAACTTCAAGAATTGATTCCTACGGTCGATATTCTCGGGATTGTTGAGAATCTCCCACTCCGAACCATCGTCCAGAAGACGGATGCCATCGATCGATGTGATGTCTGGACGATACCACGTCTCGATATTGAGCGTGTCAACGATGACTATTTTATCATTGACCTCGCGCTCGGTTCCGCCATAAGATTTGGCGGAAACAAAAATCTGATCAGCATCGGTGAAGATTTTCGTTTTGACACCGTTCACCGTCTTGTACTCGCCTTTAAGGATTTGGGCAGGGACGTTGAACGGCATCGATGGTTTGTATGCCATCACGACACCTTCCTTACAACGAAATGACACGGCTGACCAGCATCAAGCTCTTTCGTCATGGTCAGCACGTTCCCATCGAGTGTATAATCCACCGTGGGAACGCAGTACAAGCCGTTGATGTACACGTCCAGCGTACAAGTCGCACTGGAAAAGTTGGGGATGGTGAATGACACGATCTGCGCCGCCGTCGTGGTGTAGCTGTATCTGCTTTCGGTCAGAGTAGCACCCCCGATCGCGGACATTTTCTGCTGGAAGTATTTGAGTCCATCCAAGTCGAGATATTTTGTCGTCGCCATTCACTCATCCCCTTTCGTGTTCATGCGCTGGTGAACAGCGTGTCGATTTCCGCGTTCGTGATAGCCACGAGGTCGGCACTGTTGAGCTTTGCATCAAGTGCGGTCTGGGTTGCGGTCGAAATAGGCTTGTCCTTATCAGCGGTGTTGTCAACGTTTCCGAGTCCGACATCGCCCTTGGCAAGCGTGATGTCAGCGGACAGGGCCTTTCCAGCGACCTTTCTGGTCTTAGGAACGAACGTCTCATCCACATAGGTCTTGTCAGCCTTGCCAGTGATGTCAACCTGTGTGGTTCCCAGAAGCTCCCAGGCTCCACCCGCGTAGATGTACTCATCGTGTACGTTGGTTCCGCTTCCAGAGTTGGGGACGAGGTAAATGGTCGTCCCAGATATGTTCTCGGTAGGAAGCGCATCGACGACCGACACAGCAAACTTTGGAATCGCGCTGACATCGGACTTGGTAGCGTATCCAGACAGATCGATGTTGACCGCCTTGGACGCGTCAGGTGTGAGAGCCGTTCCGTTGACTTTCACGGTCTCGATAACGTTCGCCTGTCCGCCCGTGGCGGTCAGTCCGTCAACAGTCTGTTTCAGAGTGTCAACGGTCTCCTTGTACGCATTGGTGAAATCATTGGTGGACAGTCCCTTACCAGTGACCTTATCGACCTTGACATCAACGATGGGGTCGAGTTTCTGCTGGACGAAATACTGAAACGCGTCCAGCGTCATAACTTTCATTTCTGCCATTTTAACACCTCAATCTTTTAAACATTTCGTGCAGTCGTCCACCTCGGATGTCGATATCGGTTCGAGTGTAGGGCACTTGCACGTTGAACCCCCACTTGATCCACCAGGGAGCGATAACTGGATCAATCTCTGATAGAACACCTCGGAGAATTTTCCATCGCCCGCACCGTAGTTCCAAAGGTCAGCCACACCACGGGAAATAACACCGACCGAAGCATCAGAGTCTATAATCGACTGTGGAACACCAGCATCGAGCATATAGGCTTTAACGTCTTCGGCATATGCCGTCAACAACTTGTCATGATACTCCCCCGTGATTCCGAGACGGTCTTTGATTCCCTGTAATAGTTCGGTCATATGCCATGCCCCTTTCACTCTATATCCGTAAACTCGATGGTAGCTGGGACCACCGAGCCGTTCGCTAGGATCAGCGAGAGATAGATGTTGCCCTCATATCCGAGGATGACCTTCTCGCCACCCACGGTTTTACGTGCGAAATTCGCCCTCGCGCCGACAACCTGGGTTGCTGGGTTCGACACCGCCTTTGTAATCTGATGTAGCAGATCGCAGATGTCGTCCCCCTCGATATCGGCAACGGGGACATTCGTAAGCTTGGAAAGCAATCCCTTCAAACACGTCACTTTATCGTTCATGTTCCACCTATTGGTGGTGGGGATTCATCCCCACCGTGTTTGATCAAGGAGAAGCGGTTACCTTCTTCTTGAGCAGGTAGATGTACTTCGGATCGAGAACCTTTCCGTCACAAATGACCAGAGCCTTGGTGATATACTGGTTGGTATCCTCGTCGAAGTATTTCTTGTAGCTGAACTGCATATTGGAGTTGATCAGATACGCTTCGGACGGGACCCAGTACATGGCGAAGAAATCGCCGTTGGATGCACCATCGAAGGATTTGATTCCACCCTCTTCGACGAACACGACCTCCCTTCCACGGAAAGTGGCCCTCTCGTCACCAGTGGTCGGGTTGTAGGTGAGACGTCCGACGGGCTGGTTGTTGTTGTCCGCCATGGTGAGGACGTTAGCCTCCCAGGTCTCGGCGGTCATGACGAACTCGGGACGAAGGTTCCTCATGGACAGCGGAATCTTGGCAAAAAGCTTCTTCTGCCAGTTCTTCCAGTCCGTGATTTCGTCAGCGGTGAACTCGATGATGTTAGCCGATGCGATTCTGGAACCAGAAGACTTCTTAGCCTCGGTGATGATTCCAGCGGGCTGTTTGGTTCCATCGCCAGTGAGAATCGCGTCGTCCATAGCCTTGACATATGCCTGAACAAGCGCATTGATGATCTCGGACTCGAACGCCTGAACGGTCACGACGGACTGAAGGAGGGACTGTGCGATTCTGATCTCACCGATGTGATAGGTGAACTGGACGTATCCAGTGACTCCGCCAGCCTTCTGCTTCTCGGAGACACCATGCTCGGTGTCGGTTCCAGCGGTCCCATCCCAGTACATGGTCGCGGAGAACGCGCCGATGGGATACTGAACACCGCCCTTGACGTTGGTCTTCCTTACACGGGAGTAGAGCTGTCCGTAGACCTTCTCGACACCCTTTATGATTTCCTGGATGATGGTGTTGGGGAGAAGGATTCCAAGGTCGGACGTGACCTGCTCGGCATCCGCCCTCATGAGGATGTCGTTCTTGGTCCCGTGCTGAACAAAATCCATGAACGCCTTGCGGTACTCCATGCTGGAACGAACGTCCTCGACGTCACCACCGATAACAGGTGCATTCTTCTGCTTGAACGCCGCGACAGGATCGAACCCACGGGTCTCGGAATCTGCATCGAGTGCCTCCAGCTGTCTCTTGGCCTCGGATATCTCGTCCTTGACGGACTGAATCTGCGCACCGATGGCACGGACCTCCTCGACGGTCTTGGCCTCGGCATTTCTCTGATCAAGCACGTCAAGCTCCTTGGTCTTACGTGCGATAACGCCATTAAGATAGTCTTTCATGTTGTGACCTCCTTAGATTTTCATGCGATTGATATTCTTCAATCTTTCGACTTCCATCAGTTCGATTGCTTTCATCCTAGCGGTTTCCTCCGAGTGCTTCGCCCTGGCTTCCGCCAGAGGGGAATCAACGGTTTCCTCCGAACTCCTAGCACTTACTGATGTCTGCGGATAAGCGGGAAAGTTGACCACGCTTACCTCATGAATGATGGAGATGTCAGTGATATTGCGGATCGGACAGTCGGATTCCAAATCGGACCACTCCTCCCCGCGTATGCGGAACATGAAGCTCATGCCGTCCATGTCTCCGCGTTGGATCGCGCTGTACAATGCCCGCGCTTCGGCGTTGTTGTCGATGTCCAACCGTGCCTTCATGTGGACCCCATCGGGCTGGACGGCCAGCGACATGGTACCGTTCCCGTTCTTGCTCCTGGCAAGTGTGAGCTTCGAGGTGTCATGATTGACAAACAACCTCACGTCGCTCATATCGGTGGTAGCCAGCGCGGACGGGTCGATACGCTCGATGAACTCATCACCGAACCAGTCTTTGATAACCGTGTCCTGTCCGAACACGATAGGAACCCCCTCGATGACTCCGCGCTCGGTGTCGTCCTCAATCGCCCTGAACTCGGTCACATAGGAGCGGGTCACAAGGGCATCGTCTCCGAATTTTCTACTCATTCCTCACCCTCCTTATTAGGTTCATCCTGTTTGGTCGCAGTCGTGGAAACCCCGCCCTGTGAGCTGGTATCATTATCCTCGGTCTGATACTGATTCGCGATGTTCACATCCACATAGTTGAGCGACTGCTTGCGCACCCCCTCAAGCTCGACCAGTGGCTTGAGTCCGAAGATAACCCTCTTCTCATTCTCGTATAGACCTCCCGAGTCGCCGAGCAGACGGACCATTTCGAGTTTTTGAGTAGTGTTCATGAATATTAGCTCTTTGGCATAGAACACCACCTCATGACCGAATCCGAACGATTCACGACGGGAGAACAACGCCTTCGTGAACGCCTGACCCATCGTTATGATCAGCGGTTCGATGGTTTTCTGGTAGAACGCCTCGTACTGCTCCTTGGTGTAATCACCCGTAAGAATCGAAAGCGGTACACCGAAATGGCGAAGGATTTTCTCGTCGATGAATTTCAACGTGGTCGCATCCACCATCGCGATCTGACGCTGGAAGGGGATGAACTCGCCCTTCAGGTCCAACGGCATGAATCCCGACTCGTTGTTCCTCAACGCCTCGGTCAGCTCGTTCAACGCCTTGGTGGTCTTTTCCTGATCCAGCATGGAATTGTATTTGACAACCCCGTTTATCGCGAAACTGGATTTCAATGCCTTCCCGACGCCCTGTAAAAGGGTGTTGTTCAATTCGAGCGTCTCCAGCAATGCCTTGTAGTTGGGCTGTCCCTGATCGTCGCCACCCATGTACTCGTTGACCGAGTAGTTGTAACGGATGTGGATGATATCGTCATAACGAACCGTGCAACGATAATCGTTCATGAATTCGAACTTGACGAACAGGGTTCCGCTTCTGTCTTGAAGGAATTCCACATCAACGGGCTGGATCGGATACAACGATTCGAGTTTGCCGTTGCTATTGTTCCAAGTCGGGATGACGAATGAATTGTAGTTGAAATACAACTGCCACACGATCTTCTCGATGAAATCGGTGGTCGTCATGGTAGGGTTCGGATTGTCAAGAACGGATTGAACCTCGTCATTCTGCGGGATGACATCGGACCCCTTCCTGATGACGTGCTGGGGTTCGAGCTTCTTCATCTCGCGGATGATGCAATTGATAGCCTGCTGGACCACATCGGAGGCGTATATGTTGCTCCCGAACTGGGAGAACACGGGCATCCAGCCGTTGAGCATTTTGGCGTATTCCAAATCGCCCCCTTTTTTCTTTTTGAATAGGTCAAAAAATCCCAACGTCATCCCTCCAAGTTGTTAACGAAATCCGTCCGCCACCGTCTGAAAATCTCGAACAGGATGATGGTTGTGACGGCACCATCGATTTTACGCGATATCTGACCGTCTATCTTGACCACCAACCCATTACCTCTTCCATCGATTTTCAATGCGCTATTTCCAAAACACCACTTATCTATTTGATTATTTCCGACAATCAGACGACTTTTTAAATCGGCCTCCACCATCTTGGTCGGATGGTTCATGACCTCGGGAGATTGATAGACGATTTCGCAATCCATCCCATACTGATCCATGCGGGTCAAAAATTCGGTTGCGAATTTCACATCATAACCGCATTTGTACAACCTCAATCCGTATGTCTTGTACATCTCCGCGAACCAATCCGCGATAACGGTAACATCCAGATAGTTGCCAGGACAGATTTTGATCAGTCCCTCGCGCGCCCATTCGAGGTATTTGGCACCCGCGCTCCGATCGTCCGACCGTTCCAGCTTCCCCTCGGGAATGAAATATTTCGTGTAGATGTATTTCTTAGGACTATCGGGCTTCATGAGCAGAATCTTAGCGCATGAAAGGTCGGTTGTTTCCGCGATGTCCACGGCACCCAGGCAGAGACAGTTGCGGAATTCCTCGATGTCGAACGTCTCCTCGTAATCGTAGTCTTCCAACATCAACCACGCTTCGGAGTTATTTTGCTTGATGTTACAATCCTTGCATAACACGAATGAACGATCAGCTTTACTCTGCTTCGCCAGGTCAATCTGTTGTTGCATATACGAATATTGTTTGACCACGCCAAGTGTAGGATTGGATTTTTCCCATAAGCGGTTCTGTTTATTTCCCGCCCACACTTCGCGTTCCGAATCCTGACTATACAACCACGGAAGATAACGTTCCGAAGCAGAATCCTCTATTTCATCCCGAAGTATCCCGCGTGCGCGAATCAATTCAGCATCCAAGAAACCATCATTGACGAATCCCTCGGTCGTGATCAGGATCAGCAGAGGGTTCGGTTTAAGTGATTGGGATTGCTCGATCGATTTGACAATGACGGAATCCTTCATTTCGTGAACTTCGTCGATGACCGCGAAATCGATATTACGCCCCTCTTTGTTACGAGTCCGATCAGACAATTTAAAAATTTTATTGTCGTTGAGTTTGCACCTGATGTTTTTTTGATTCCGCCAGGTATCCACCGATTCTGGATCGATCATAAGACGCATCGTGTCGCACGCGTTATAAAGGATATCAGCCTGATTGTCGTCGTTGGAACTGCAAACGATATCCCTTCCAGTACCGCCGATTATCATGTCAGTTAAAAGCAATGCCGAGCAGAGTTCTGACTTCCCGTTCTTACGAGCAATCAGAAATAATGCACGTTGGAAACGATTATTCCCATCAGACATCTTGAACCCGTACAATGCGCTAATGAACGCTTTCTGGAACAGCAATAAGCGCATCGGCTTGTTGTAATAGGGGGATTTCGTTAAACGTATACACCCTTCTATGAATGACATTCTTAGGTCGGCTTCTGAAGTGTCATCCTCGTATTCATCACCGTTCATATCTTCGATGAGTTTTTCCAACTCCATCATCAGTTCGGCTCCGATTACGCAAACACCAGCCTTACAATCTTCGTAATATTTTTCCAAGAACCCATTAGTTTTGATTATCATCGATGTACCTCCAATGATATCCCCCTGCGGTTTTATACACACCCAGACACGCGTTACTGATACTTTTGTAGAACGTACCTGTTTGTTTTGATGCTTCTCTCCCAGATTCGTAGATTATTCCAGTTTCGATACAGATGACTTTCTTACTACGATTGTGATTCCCTTTATGTGATTCACTCAATTTTTTACGATGGCCATCACTTAAATGTTTGCCATATCCGAAATGTTTTTCACCAGTGCGGGATTTGCTCATTCTGCGACGGGTTTCTTCTGATAGTCTCACACCAGTGGTTCCACCTTCCCCACCTATTGACATATTGTATCCGTATTCAGGATCGTTGGAACGATATTTGGCAATGAGTTCAATCTCCATGCCAAAGGCCTGTTCTTTTGTCAACCCATCGGCAATGATCGTATGTTCAATGTTCTCCCATCCATACTTCTGGATGGCGTCATGGAAGTGTTTGTTATTGTTGTATCCATGACCGTATAACCAGCGTTCTTCTGGTTTCCTAGATGTGATC